ATGTTGCCTACTGCTCGATAATCCCATCTTGATTCTCTATAGATGATCTCATGATGACATGCTTCTTGCTTATCAGTTAATTGATACTTTGCTAAATCTTTAACGTATCGAATTGCTTGGTTACTCGCCTGTGCATCTAAGGGCAAGGCCATAGATAGAGCTATCCCAATAGCGATGGCTACCCCGCAGGCTTGCCGTGAACGGCCTGCGGTGAGCCCTTGATGGGCTCTAGCCCTGAGAGTACCAGACGTGTCAAGCATCTTGATATAAGTCCTGTTCAGACGCGTGTTGCAAGATGTAGAGACCCATTTCTGGATTAACTGCATTTCTTAGCGCCTTTCTTTTGTCCGGCAAATCATACTTTTCTAAGTCATAACCGAATCGTTCTGCAATTCTTATAGCGGCACCATTAACGATAACTCCATCTGATTCGTATTGCTTAGGCTCTACTGTGAAGTTAGACCAATAAGGATGACGGCCTAGCACAAAGGTAGGTTGAATCAAATACTCATAGTATGGCCGGACATTTTCTACGACCCATTTACCCTTGAAGTAATGCTGAAGTAGCAGGATCTCCTCATAGAGCTTCATATCAGGATATAAGGGCACTGAGCCCATAACTCCCACACTCATGCTCTTACGAAGCCTGCTATGGCTTGGACATGGTGGGCTTGACCAGATAAAGTCATATTCTGCAAAGTGATCTAACAAGTACTCATGGGCATCGCCTATTATAACTGTGTCTTGAGGGAAGATGTCTTTGTAGACCGCGGCAACACGAGGATCAAATTCCACTGCCGTGATCTGATGCTCATTGCCCCATAACTTGCGATTGCCACCGATACCGGCGTAAAGATTTAGTATTTTCATGTTAGCCCTTATCTATTGTCGGTTGAGTAAAACCCCGGCGACTTAAACGAGATGCCTACCGAGCTATAAATCTTGTGCATTGGTGAATGGCAGAATGGACACTCTAAATCGTGAGGTTCATTAATACTCATCCATTGCTCGATCCTTGCATTACTTTCGCAATGCTCGTTATCGCACTCGAACTCATAGGTTGGCATCTGGATCGACCTCACATGTTCTGCACGTCTCGGTGAACGCCCATGCGCCACACATCTTGCATCTCATAGGCTCAAGTTTAGCAAGATCATCGCTGAAATCCCCGTAACCTGCTTTAAGCAATAGATCGACCAGATCACCAAGTCGCATAAAGGCCAGATAGTGCTGGGGACTACCTTCTCCCTGTCCGTTAAGACGACAAGTAACGATAGGCAACCCACCAGATTTAGCTGCCCTCTTTGTGACCTGATCGATCCATGCCTTTGGCTGGAACGCCGATCTAGCTTTAACTTCCATGTCGAACGGGACATGTGTTATATCTTTTCCAGCCCCTCTACCGATGTCTGCATGTGGCCACCACTCCGATAGGTAACGGGCGACAACACGCTCGGTAGAGAATCCTCGATATTTACGGCTTTGTGAGGCCATTGACCGCGTGACACTTAGAACATGACCAGCTCTTGTTAGTCAGATTCACCTTGATGTCTTTGTAAGGTATTGACTCATTACATAAGCAGCATCTAGTCGTGAATGTAAATTCCTCCAAGATTGCAATAATCTCTTTAGACCGATGAATCTCATCCTCGGTTGGGAATGACTCCCATTCGCCATCTTGATTTAAGAACTGTAAACGTCCCATTATACTCTCGCCTTCTGTCGTTGCCATGCGCCTTCTTTGTTAATTTCGTACCAGATCACATCATTTGGTGATGGACATCGAGTAAGTTCACCAGTTACTGCATAAGGACACTTAAAGTGACCCCACGGCTTACCAGCCTTAGTCGTTCCCGTCTTCCAGATCATGTCGCCATGTTGGCATCGGGGGATGTCCTTCTCTGTCTGGCCGCCAATGATTTCTTTCACCGTCGCAACGGCTTCCCCCATTGTGGGCGGCATAGTCGCCTCTTTGATAGTCCATGGATCATCCTCCTTTACAACTGGAATGTAACTGCCAGAAGTATCAGCCATCATGGCTTTTACCTCTTGATTTCTAATTCTTACTTCTTGCGATTTAGCGACTTTGTCCATTTCCTCTCGTGACGCTCGCTTTCCCTTTGTTGCATATCCTGCGTTAGCAAGCGCTCTACCAATAGCACTCGTCTCACAATTTTCCAACGCACTTGTCGCATTAACGCCCCTACCTTGAATCGTTTCCTCAGCCAAGCCGGTAGTCCAAGGTCGAACGTCTGCCTCTGTGCGATATATAGCAGCCTCAACAATAAAACGGCCACTGGCTGAATCAAGTAGTTTCGTGTGAATTTGTCCATCTGGGTGATCCTTCCAAAATTTTATTAGGCGTTCTTCTACTGTTTCATAATCTTCGAGATTAAACATATTGCTCGTCCTTTTCTGTAATCAATTCGCAAGCTAGTGCAAGGTAAGCACACGCGTCGATATAGGAGTCAATGTGATCTGCTGTTTCTTGTAGTCGGGCAAGTTTAACTTCGACCATTGCCAGACATGCTTGATGGTCTGAGATTGGAGTTTCAAGCATCTGCTGGAGTCGTAATGCGATTCGAGTCTGGTTGATACGAGGATGACCATATACTCGTCCTCGGTCTCCAATAATGTCAGTAGCTGATAATAGGACTTCACTTGCTTTCACACTCGCACCCTTTCCTTTGTCTCGTAGTAATCTCTGACTGCTTTGCGGCCTTTTAGATAACCTACGCGAATGCCGACTATACGGCCTAGATGAAAATATAGTGCTGATAAGACAATCATGGCAATTAAGTCGCCTAATGATGGATCGAACATGTTGGAGCCTTCCTATCAACGCCCTTCGTTGATGGCTCAACTGTCTCACGCCCTAAGGGGGAATTTTAGGAATTTAAGATAACGAAACGGTAACGATTATCTGGCGCGTCCATAGCGCTTGCCTGCCACGATGAATGTGCCGTCTTTCTCGATGTAGATCAGATCAACCTGGACGTTCTTGCCCTCGACGTACATAATGGCGAAAGCCTGCTGCCAGTTGGCAGACCCTCTCGTGTAACTAGCCTTGCTAAAGTCCATCAGGTTTCCTACCTCAACACCATGCAGAACACGCCCTATACGGCCTCCAGAGGCCTCTGAGAAGGACGATCTGCCTGCTCGGTGAGTATGTCCTGAGATGACGCTCTTGCCGTGCCTACGGGCTGCCTCAAGGGCTGATAGGCCGCCTTGTGACTTGATCGGTGTATGGTCGCCGTGGACTGCGATCCAGCCCGGCGCTATGTTATAAGGCTTCTTGTGAAAGGTAATGCCAAGCTCATCGAAGCGCATAAACTTTTCAAAACGCAGCTCTGGCAATGACAAGAATGACGGGATCTTACGCATGATCTGGTTATACAATCGATCAGTATGGTTACTACGCAGTACCTGAGTTACCTGTAGGTCGTAAAGTACCTGAACAGCCTCGTCGCGATCATCTCCAAGAGTCTGCTCATAAGCCTCTGGCGTCCCTTCTGACCACTTGCTAATTGTATTGAAATCAATCTCGTCACCTATTGTGACTACTTCATGCGGCTTAAACTTACTGATAAAACTGGCTAGATTTTTGACTGCGTGTCGATCGTGGAACGGAACCTGAAGGTCGCTCACTATGACTATTCGCTTCATTTAATCCTCGTCGTCATCCTCATAGGGTAGGCGATCCACTCGGTCGGGGATCGATGGCAGAATCCAGTCGGGGTAAGCGTCTCGATCAGAAATAATTGCTAAACAGATATCCACTGCAAAACCTGCCCTACGTAATGCGCGATACATTTCGTGCAGGCTAATTGCCCATTGGTCTAGTGCATTGTAAGTATCGAGATCGATGACTTTTTTCCGTGCCATAGATTTAGTGTGACTTACCTAGTAATTCGATAATGGTATCGACACGCGCTTCTAGTCGATTTACTTGATCCTTAATTGATGCTCCGCCGTTTGGCTTTAGTTCGTTTAGGTAATGCTTAACCAAAAACTGTAGAAACGCAGCAACGCCGCCAAGGACTGTAACTATCCCGACGGCGATCGCTGCAATATCTACTGCGTTCACTTCTTCTTTTCGACTGTATCGACCGCAGCTTCTAGGGCATCGGCGACGATATCGCCTACGGCCTTCTTTGCTCGGTAAGACTTAATCGCTGCACGGATTACTGGAATCGCTATGAGTCCTAGTGTTGCATAGATAATTGCTTCCATTATTTACCACCTATCATCGGGATATTGAACCAAGTAGAGTCTTCATCGCCCTTGATAGTAAAGCTGAAATGCGCATGGTGATTATGCTTATTGATCCCATCATAAGGACGCCAAGCCCAAGCCTTCTTAGATGAGGCGATCTTTCCATCGAAGATGATGTAAGAGATTCTCTTATCGCCAGACTTTGCAAGGAGTCGAATCTGATCGACCAGGTCAGGCATGACATCGGGCTTCCTGCCTTTGCCTGCAAGGTCGCGGTCAACATCGATGGCGCGTACCCATCCTTGTGCATCTGGATTATGATCAGACTTGCGCGCAGCGTGTCTTGTATCGCCGATCCAGCCGTCCGAAGTTCGATCTCTACCGGGGAATGCATCATCTATTTGCTCGCGTAATTGAATGGCAGACTTAGAGAGCTTCGGCTTCATGCCACTCACCTGCTTCTTCATTCCAGCCATAGAGCTTGCCATCTGTCGGATAAGCAATAGGTGGCTCCCATTGTTTCTTTGAGTTTAATATCCAAGACGGATAAGGCTTCGGCGCTATAAACGCATCATCGATTGGATCGTAGGTGTATCCGACACTTGCATAGTTATAGCGAATGTTCCCATTGTAACTTGTTCGTTTGCAGACTTGACCTCTAAAATTTGCATACCAAGTTTCAGGATGTAACCCTTCAATCAATTCTGTTTCGTCAATGCCGACAATAACCTCTGTCACAATGTTGGACTCATCTAAGAACGCGTAGTGTGCCATTAAACTGTCACCGTTCCTGTTCCTGCCGTAAATGTATAAACTTTGTAACCCGTTGGAGTTGTCTTCGTATAAGTCAGACCTCCTCCAATACTTGCCAGGTCTGCAAAAGTATCTGCGTATCTAAGAATTACAACGCCTGATCCTCCATTTCCACCGATGTAAGAATTGCCATCGCAACCACCACCGCCACCGCCAAGGTTTGCTGTTCCTGCAATTCCATTAGCACCGTTTACGGCATTTCCACCACCGCCCGTACCGCCCGTTCCTGGCGTCATTGGTCGAAATCCACCACCACCACCACCGCCAGCATAAGTTACAGCAGCACCACTAATTGAATTTGATGTGCCATTTCCACCATTTCCGCCAGTCGTGTTGTTGGGTGCATTTGTACCAGTAGCACTTGACCCACCACCACCACCAGCAGGATATGGGGAACCATTACGTCCAGCATTTCCGCCGCCATTATTTCCTTGCGATGGAGAAGTTGATGGAGTATTACCTAATCCGCCTTGCGTTGTTAGCGCGCCTTCGCCTGCACCACCACCGCCCGATCCACCATTACGTCCATTTGATAAAGTTTGATTTCCCGTATCGGTTCCACCACCACCGCCACCAGCTGTCGATGTAATTGTAGAAAACACAGAATCATTGCCATTGCCACCTTGTACTAGATAACCACTATTGCCTGTACCACCAGCGCCAATAGTTACAGTAAATGAGGGAATACCAGTTAGGCTGAATGCACTTCCACCTATACTTGTTCGATAACCACCAGCGCCACCGCCAGCATTAGAGGCTCCGCCACCACCAGCAACTACGAGATAATCTATTGATGAAGGTTTTTCTATCGCACCAGCAAAAAATCCTGCAATGTTGTTAAGCATTATCCAATAGACCCTACGACATACCAAGCATCTGTGGCAGTTTTAATGCAAGCTGCTGCCTTGTATTGAGCAAGGGTAGGTGATGCCGCTGTCGCGCCAGCGCTAAGAATTGTAGTAGTTCCTGGAGTGACTGCTGAGATTGTGCAGAGTCCAGCACCAATGTTGAGGATATTTAGGACTGTTCCGATAGGAAAGGCCACTGAGGCATTAGTAGGAATCTTATAAGCGATCGCTGTGGCCTTGTTCATGAGCTCTAATACCTGATAGGTATCGGCGATGACGGCCGTATAGTCGGCAGTCTGAGCTGCGCCTACAGTAAAAGCTACTAGGCCGTTATAGTCTGCGGCCGTAAAGATGTCGCCTGTCGATGCTGGAAAGCCTTCTGCCATGATTTTCTCCTAGTATCCCATTATGGATTGTCCGATTATACCGTAAGTCGATGATCCTATAATGAATCCCTCGACTATAGGCTCAAGTGTTGTAACTG